AGTTCAAGAAGCGGAAGAGGGAGTTGCTAAAGCCGATGCAGATGAGAAACGAGAGATCGCGTCTCAGATGCTCCACGCCCAGCAGCAAGGACTCAAATCAGCAGCAGCTCAGGCAGTTTTTGCGGATGCGTCTGAGGCGGTCTATCAAAAAAGGCTTCAAAGAGGCGTTGCTAAGGGTGGGTTAGCTGCCGCCAAAGCAAATCTCGTTGCGGCAGAAACCGCCGTGAGGGTTTGGCAAACCAAAATGTCGATGCTGAAACTGGAAGCCAGGACTTACAACGTATGAAAAAGAAAGAACCAATTGCCGATCTCAATATGAAGATTCGTTTGGATTATGACGTACCAAACCCTGATGACTCTCTCGAGTTGTTCGAGCACGGGTTGAGGGAAGCCATGAACAAAACAGCCAAGCGCTTTGGTCTTCGATTTAGAAAGCTCACGGTTGAGGTGGGAGATGCAGAGCCATAGCGCGACAGTTGAAGAAAAAACGTGGATGGATCAGATCACAAACCTGGGGTGCATCGTTTGTTTGAAGGTCTGGGGATTGGCTACGCCAGCCGAAGTTCATCACATAAACGGGAAAGCGAAAAAAGGATCCCACCTAGAAACGATACCGCTTTGCTATGCCCATCATCGCGGGGGCAAGGACACTCCATCGTGGACCTCGAGGCACCCGTACAAGGCTCGTTTTGAAGCACGTTACGGCACTGAACTAGAACTGTTGGAGTACACCAGAAATGAAATCGCCCGAAGATACTAAGACTCCTGATCCCGTAATCAGCCCACCGCACTATAACTCTGGAGGGATTGAGGCGCTCGACGCAATGGTGAGTGCTTTCGGCATGGAGAAAGTCAAACATTACTGCTTAGCCAATGCATTCAAATATATCTGGCGTTGTTTGCATAAAAACAAAGAAGTCGAGGACATCAAGAAAGCGATCTTCTATCTACGTTTTGCCATTGGTGACGATCCCAGGAAAGACTCTTGAGCAAAAACAATGAGAACACTAGTGAGTTTCGTTTCGATACCAATACAACAAGTGGCGGGACCATTTTTTTTGACAGCGGATCAAATGCTGGTGTCGGAATTAACCTCGGTGACCCGTCCGCAAAGCTCAAGCAAGAACTAGCAGCAACCAAGCAAGAGTACGAGAAGCTGTTGCGGCACTGTCAAACCTTAGAGCACGAGGTGAAACGGCTTAGCTCTATGAAACCAACTCATCCGTTCAGTGCTAAAGAAATCAAAATCATGCTGAGCCGTATGCACCCAGATAAAAACTCTGGGAAGGAAATCTACAAAGCAATAACTCAAAAACTATTGGTGATGAAATGACTGCAATGTCTCGTAGAAAAGGCTATCGATTTGAGAACGATATCTGCAATGAGCTGCGCTTGTGTCTGGGAACTATTGTTGAGCAGCCGATCAAAAGAGTCCTAGATCAATATCGAGAGGGTGGGTTAGGGGATATCGTTATCCCGCCATTTGTCATTGAGTGCAAGCGTTACGCTAACAAACCAGAGCCGCCAGCAGAGTGGTGGGACCAGGTTTGGGATGCTGGTAAGAAGTCAGGATTGTTCCCGATTCTAATCTACAAGTTTGACCGCCGTCCGATTCACTGCATGGTCGCCCTTCATATGTTGAATGACGATTTTCCTCGTCACAAAAACTACAAGGCCGATATCAACTGGGACACTCTAATGATGGTGATGCGGGAGCATCTGAATGGCTAGGATGCAGAGCTTCTCTCATCTCCATAAAATTTGTGAGGCGGCGGCAAAAAAAATCCAATACCCCCTAGTCATCGAGCACCTACACACAGAACTAGACGAGGAATACTGGGAGATAGCAGAGAGTACTGTGATTTACTTCCTGCCTCGAGCAATCTTAGATCTACCAACGAAGCAAGAGCGTAGAGATGCACTCGAGACTATTCCTAATGATGGGAAGGTTAAGAGCCTAAGACTATTTGTTGAGAATGGGATTCTTACTTTGTGGGAGCAGGGTAAGAAGGTCGCCTAGTCTGCTGAAAAGAAAAGGGTCAAAAGTGGTTTTTTTTATTCCGACTTTTCACCCTTATCAGCTCTGAGTTCTATTGGATCGACTCCAATACTTTTTAGGTGAAGTGCGTACACCAAGCAGGAAAGTGCGTAATCAGGGGCAACGTTGTAACCAGTTGACTCTGGACTCTTAAACCAACATCTGACTGTGTTGAATTTTGCACCCATCAACTCGGCTATTTCGGGTACTGTGAGAAAGTTATCGTCTTTCAACTTCCTGAGTAATTCATTGCTATCCATAGTCATCCCTTACTTTTTCCTGATGAAGTATACAACGCCGTCTCGGGTGCGTTGCATACCCATCATGTTCAGGCGTGTTGCGGCTCTCTGTAGACCCACCATGATACGCCGAGTGTCCTTCTGACCAGGTGGGCCGCACATAATTGCTTGGCCCACCTTCATGTTCAGAACGTGCTCTCGATAGTCCGATCGCTCGGTGTTGTAACCTCGACGATGAAGAGAACAAATCTCCTCACCGTCGATGATGCAATAAACCTTTCGGTCACTCATTGCCTCGGCTCCTCAACAGTCTGCTCCACCCCAGATTAGCGAAATCAATCGCGCATCGATTGGTGCAGAAATGCCCAGCGGCGTGGGTGTAGGACTCGCCGTCCCACAACACCAAATACGTTACTTTTCCTGTAGGGTTGCCGTCCTCGTCCCTTTTGAACTCGGATTTGTCCATCAGGACTCTAAGGTTGCCTGTGTAATCATCGCCATCGAAACTCCAAAAACGCTCGGTCATTTTTTTGGCTTTCTTGCCACAAGCAGGGCAGGGAACTGGTTCGTTGAAAATCATTACGCAGCTCCCTTCACCTGGGATTCATGCTGCTCCAGCCATTCCCCTACAGTCAGGGGAGATAGCTGAACCGAATCCAAAAGAGTTTCCCACTCTTCTCTCTGTACCGGCGTTGTGGTGCGCTTGGCATACAACACCTCATAGATCAGATCAGCGAGTTGCTCACGCTCCTTGCTCGTGTAAGGATTATCTAGGGTGTAGCGTACCTTTAGCCTTAAAAGCTTAGGATGATCGTAGATATTGAAAGTTCTCGTGATCATGCTGCACCCCCTAATTTTTTGATCTCTCTGCTATACCAAGCATCAAGAGACTTCACGGTCTGTATATGGCGAAACTCAGAGTTCGTACCGTCGAAGGGCGGCGTGATACTCAATAGATCCTGAGAGAGAACGTCGATCTGCCTGATCGCCTCGCGCCGTTGTCGGTCAGTGAAATCATCACGCTCCAACCATTGCTCGATTTGATCGATCCAGTTCTGGATTCGGGGATCATCTCTATGCATCAGATTCATGCCGCACCCCCTTCAACCTTGTAGCACCCGCCACATATGTCATCGCTATCTGGTCTTGGGTTGTCGTATGGTTCTACGCCTTTATCCCACAAAAATATCTCACCATTTTTAATGACCTCATCAGCATCGAATCCAAAAATAAATTCTGCTTGGCTTCGCATCTCTTCCTCACTCAGGAATTCACGAAAGTAATCAGTATTTTTGTACCAGATCGTGTATGTGGTGTTCTGTATCTGATCCTCTAAACTGACTGCCTCTTGGAATTCACCATGGTCAAACAAATCGTTTATTTGAGCAGTGAATACGCGAAGCACTTGATCCCTGTTTAGATCAGATAGATCTGCTTCGTTGCTATCTATCGTTACCGCTAGGCTTATTTGATTGTCGTATCTCATACAGCACCCCCTTCAACTTGATCAGCAACCCAAACCCAAGCCTGTACCCAAGCACCGCCATCGACCTTTTCGACTTCTGCGTCGTGATCGATTTGTACGTCTTCGCTTTCGTACTTCCATGTTGCTTGCGAGACAAGTTTTTCTGTTTTTATCTCTAGATCCATTTTTCATTTACTCCTTATTGAAAAAATGTTTCGGCGGGAAACAAAGAACCCACCCAACAACCCACTCTCTGGAATGAGCTGTAACCTGGGTTCTCCAATTCCTATGCCGCTCTCTCTAGTTCTTGATCCCTAACAAATTTGGGTAGCCGGATAAAAAGACCGCCCCACTGATCGGCCATTGCCTTAGCTAATCCCTCATGGAATTTAGATCGCTCTTTCCAACGGTCTGCTGACGGGGGTAGGGAGTGACACTTAGCAACAGCGCCCTTACCGTCGAAGTCGTTGGTCCTCACCAGTTCAGGCAATCCCTTGAGCCAGAGATTCGTATGCTTGGTTTGGTAGTCTTCAGATTCTTTCGTTTCGGCAAACTGCCACGGCTGCACGGATGTTCTGATGAACGTCCCATCGTCCTCGCACAAAGACTCGTAGTCATCGCCCCAGATAAGTTTTTTTGCGTATTTATGCATGGCTGGGTTCTCCATGCAGATCATGGGAACGTCCGCATTCATAAGCTCCCGAAACAGCGCAGCTCCCTCGTGGAGATCGTCCCAGACCTGATCAAGGGTTTTACCCTTGGGTAGCTGTTTTGGCTGAGGAAGGCCCGTTACGGGCGATACAGGGCATCTTGGGTCACCAGCCTTGCCAGCGATCCATCGCACCCCTGAGTTGCAAAGCCTCGTACAAGGCGGGTGCGCTACCATTAGCAGATCCCAATCATCCCAACCCAGCACCTCTCGAACATCTCCTTGAAGGTGTCTATTGGTTGGGGTGTCGGCTGGCAATATGTCGCAGCTCCAAGCATCGTGTCCGGCGTTGAAGAATGCGTCTCTAACGATCCCTGAAGTTTCGCAAGCGACTAACACTTTGAGTTCATTCATTACTGGACTCTCCAAACTTTCTGTACTCGGTGGAGCCGGTCACAATCTATCCAATCAAGCCAGCTCCCGTCTCTGAACACCGCTATGTGTCCTCGGACCTGTACAAGGTAAGTGCCGCCTAGTTCAGTGAGTTTTTGTGACAAAGACTTGATCGAGCCAAAGCTGCTCAAATAGCGGCTAGGTTCGAGTTGTACGTGTTGCTCGAACAATGGGAACCAAACCTTGTGGTTCATGCCGCGCCCGTCCTTCCTGCCAGCCGCCTTGCAAGCATTGAACGCATCTTCGTATGCCATGCCACTGGCGTTAGCTAAAGCTCTAACGACACAGTCGTTACGGTCCTGTGCTGATGAATATGTAGCAGGGGTACTCATTACTTCACCCCCTCAGAGTTTGCTAAACCCCCGTTCAACTCAGAAGCATCGATATCGTCTATGGAGACATCCCACGGGCATCCGCAAGCCTCTATCAGTTCACTATCGGGCAAGCTCAGAATACGCTTCAATAAAGCATTTCGTAGGTAGCTTGCCCCTACCTCAACAATCCCATTCTCCATTTCGCTTTGAAAATCGCGTTCATCAACTCCCTTGGGAATTGGTGTGTAGACCTCAAAAGCGAAAGAGTAAGCGCCGTTGATTACCTTCACTGTTGGCTTCGACTCCAACGTAGGCTTGTTCGCTACTGGAACCTTTCGCACCTCGCGTGTATCTGAGTGCTTGAACTCGTCCATGCCACTGAAAGTACCCATGTACATCCAGTTCTCTTTGACATCACTGATGTATTGCTCAGCGTTGCCAAAGACTGCTTCCCTGCTTTCGTTGTCTGTTATTCGATACTCCATTACAAAGTTCTCCATTAAGTTTTGAGGATCTGCCTCATCAGCAGTTAGGCGATCAATCCCAACTGGACGCCCGAAGGCGTTTCGGCTATGCAATGCGTTATCGTGCTCCCTCGTACTTGTAGGGGTGATTGCAGTTCAGAGCTGCTGCCCTTGGATCCTTGCCGGAAAGGAATAGGTGAGTGGCGGTGTCCCAGCAGATGCGTCCCGCTTGGTAATCATCTCGCTGACTCAGAGTTTCCTCGTAACGAGACATCCAGAGTGCTCTCCGTGCCGCTGCAGTCTTGTTTGCCATTACTTGTCTCCTCGAAGGCTGTTATGGATACGCTCACAACGATCAGTGAGGTGCTTCATGGTTTGGTCGTAACGAACACTGGGAGCCAGCTCTTTAGCCATGATCGCTTTGAAGTCCAAAGCCTTGTCGGCAAAGCTGCTATCTGCGTTGGCTATGTCGCTGGCGATCAGCGCCATGCGCTTGGATCTGAGCCGTAACGCCTGAGATGAAGTTCCGAAGACATCCTCATAAGCTTCTAATGCGTTGGACTCAGGCTCCTTGTTCAGGGTGAACGAGTCGATGATGTTGGTGCGGCGCTTTGGCGTGATGTGGCAGTTGAAGGTTGCGATGCTGCCCTCCATGCCGGTGTGGATCTTGTAAGCCTCGCCGCTATTGGCCTCGGTCTCGACTACGACTCGACTAGTTATGTGTCTCTGCTCACCCAAGATAAAGCAGTCAGAAACGCGACCAAGATGGATACGGAACTTGGGGTTTCCGTAAAGACTGTTTGGTCTTCTCTCGATCTCTTCGATTCGGCCTGTGATTGTTACTTTCTCCATTCTAAAAACTCCGTTGTTGTTGTTAGGGTGTGGAACACCCTAATGGTTATTTGGATGAATTACAACACCTATGGAATAAAAAACTTATCTGTAAGTGAAATTGATTGTAGAATTTAGCTTTCAAACCCAGACATCTCGGAATGGTTGAAGCAACAGAACAGAGACTCACTAGAATCGAGGAGAAACTCGACAAGGTGAGCGAGACTCTCAGTCAATTAGCCCGTATTGATGAGCGGCAGTCAGGGTTCGAGGCAAGGCTTAACAGGCATGAAAAACGTCTCGACCTCATCGAGGACGATGTCAGGGTCACCGATACCGCACTGGCAAAAATGACCGGCAAGGGACTTTTGGTCGAAAGGGCTGGTTGGATCGTCTTTGCCGCCGCAGCAAGCATTGTTTCGGGCAAATTGTTGTGAGCTATCAGGGGCGGTTTTGGGTGCCGGAACTCCAGCAATTACTTAGCTGGGACGATCACCAAAAATTTTATTTAGGCGGGGAAAAACAAAAACCCCCCAGCGGCGGTTCTCCCTTATCACATAGAGAGAGTATCAAGTGGAAACGTTTGTGATCTTCGCCGTCTTCGCGGTTGCTGCCGGATTAGCGATAGGGTTCTACATCGGGTCCATATTCACGGATCGAGACAAATGACAAAGAAGCTTACCGATAGGCAAGAGAGGTTCGTGATCGAGTACTTGGCTTGTGCTAATGGAGCTGAGGCAGCTAGAGCGGCTGGATACAGTGAGAAAACCGCTAGGCAAATGGCAAATGAGAACCTGACAAAACCGTACATAGTTGCGGCAATTGAGGCCAAAAGGAGCGAATTGATGAGCGATAAGGAGGACAAAGTGGCTTGGTTGATCTCTAAGTTGGAGAGCGAGGCAACGGCTGAGGGCAACACAGACAGCACCAGGGTCAGGGCATTGGAGCTTCTCTTGAAGGTTCACGGCGGTTTTGCACCAGAGAAGACAGAGATTACGCAGTTTGATGGGACTTTTCTGGCTGACTTAGAAGAAGATCCCAAGTCGATTCCCAATGAAATCAGTGACTTACACTAAGGGTGTCGAACCTTTTGAAGGTTGAACACTAAGAATATGGCGATCAGAGAGAAGCAAAGGGGAGGGGGTAGCAGATGGAGTCAAAGCCAGCAGCAAGACTATGCAGTTACATGTAGGCGATCTCAGGAACTCGCAGCAACATTTCATACCCCCCCAGGGGCATCTTTTTAGAGGGGGCGGTCTTTCTGAGAGTACCTATGGAAAAAAATAACAAACCAAAATTTTCAGTTTCATGTGCGAATTGCGGCATGACGGCATGGGTTACGGAGGATGACCTTCGTTACTGCGAAAGGTGTTACGAAAAAATTGCCAGACTTTGGAACAAACGATAGGAGGATGTTATGGCAAAGGGCGTTAAGCATTATTTCAGGGATGGTACTGAGCATAAGGGTGGCACACACAAGATGCCTAATGGTGAGACTCACTCAGGAGCTCGACACGGCAAGAACAGCAAACCCGTGTTCCACTTCAAGGATCTCTCCAAAACGGCTCAGAAGAAGGCTATGGGCTCTAGGAAGAAGAAGTGAAACGCAAGTTCAAGCCAGTAGCTAAGACTAAGTCTGGTGTAGCCAAGAAGTACTTGGCGGGTGCTAAGAACAAAAAGAAAAAGGAAGCGGAGATCCTCGATACCAAGGAGCGATACCGCAAGGGTTTACCAATCGATATCAAGAAGGTGAGTAAGAGTCGTGCCGAGCAAAGCAAAACCAAAAGCAAAACCAAAAAAAAGCGCAACGGTAAGTAAGTCTGACGAGGCATTTCTTCGCAAGAAGGCGGAGAACTCTCGATTCAGTTACGGCACGTTGAAGAAAGTATTACAGCGCGGTAAGGGCGCTTACTTGAGCTCTGGGAGCCGAAACGTATCTATGACGGCTTGGGCTAGGGGTCGAGTGAACTCCTTTGTGAGCGGCAAGGGAGGGGCTCGTAAGGCTGATAAGGATTTATTGAAGTAGGAGGAAGTTATGCCAATGAGCAAGTACAGCTCAAAGCAGAAGAAGTTAGCTCGTGTTGCTAAGCCCAGGAACAAGATTACTGGTGCGGACTTCAAGGCTTTGAAGAAGGCTAAAAAGAAAAAGAAATGAGTGAGAAGGATCCCAAGTTAAAGAAGGCGGGTGTTAGCAAGTACAACACGCCTAAACGGACCCCGAATCACAAAACGAAATCGCATGTGGTGGTAGCTCGTAAGGCGAATGGGGAGACCAAACTCATTCGCTTTGGGCAGCAGGGAGTCAAGGGTGCTGGTAAAAACCCTAAGACTGCGAAGGAAAAGGCTAGGCGTAAGAGTTATTACGCTAGGCACGGGCAGAGTAACGATAAGTTTTCTGCAAAGTACTGGTCCCATCGGACCAAATGGTAGGTAAAACAATAACTTGAAGGGGAATGATATGTACGGAAAAGGTTATGGCAAGGCTATGAAGAAAAAGAAGCCGATGGCTAAGCGACCTAAAGCGCCTAAGAAGAGGAAGTAAGTTGAAAGAGATCGTTCTAGAAAGGTTCTGTTACCACCCTAATGCGACACTGGGTGTTATCCAGCTAGATGGTGAGACGTTTTATAGCGTTGAGCGTCCTTGGTTGGACAATCAAGTCAGTGTCAGTTGTATCCCCACGGGTACCTATGAGACGGGGTGGAGGGAATCGCCTAGATTTGGTGAGACCTGGCATATCAAAGATGTGCCGGATCGAACCTATATTTTGATTCATGTGGCTAACTTTGCTCGTGATGTAGAGGGTTGCATTGGATTGGGTATGGGTTTGATGGGTGACACGGTAGCGGTTAGTGAAAGCAAGAAGGCAGTTGCTCGGTTTGAGGAGCTTACTAAGGGTGTGGATTGGAAGCTGCGTGTTGAAAATTCACATTATGCTGCACTGCTCTAGAGTTAAACTATGCAGATTGAGGATATCGCTCGTAAGCTGAAGGCAAGCTTTCCGCTGTACGCGAAAAATATTCTTAGGATCGTCACGAAGACCGGCGACATTCAACCGTTCAGGCTGAACCCTGGTCAACAGGCTATTCATAAACAACTCGAAGACCAACTCAAAGAGCGTGGTCGTATCAGAGCACTAGTACTAAAAGCCCGTCAGGTAGGTATATCGACCTATGTTGAGGGCAGATATTTTTGGAGGATTACTCAAACCCGAAATGCAAACGCCTTCGTTCTTTCACACCTTGCAGAGTCTACGAACTCGATTTTCAATATGGTTCGTTTTTTTTACGAACAAGTACCTCACCCTGCTTTTAAACCGCCTATCTCGTCGCAGTCGGCTCAGACACTTGTGTTTGAGGGGCTCAACTCGAGATACCGAGTCGGTACAGCAAGAAGTACCCAAACAGGAAGAGGTCAAACAAACCGATTCGTTCACGGCTCTGAGGTAGCTTTTTACCCCCAAGGGGCTGATATCGTTGCTGGTTTGTTGCAAACCGTAGGCGCTGAAGGCTCTGAGGTGATACTCGAGTCCACCGCAAATGGGGCGGGGGGATGGTTTTACGACCAGTGTATGAAGAGTTTGCGTGGCGAAACCGAGTGGATCGTTTGTTTTGTACCTTGGTATTGGATGCCTGAGTATGTCAGGAAGCCGGATCCATACTTCGAGGCTACCCCCGAGGAGTATAAATTAGCCCAACAGTACAGGCTCTCAGACGCTCAGCTATGCTTCCGTAGGGCTAAATTAGATGAGCTGGGCTCTACAGATCTATTCAAGCAGGAATACCCGTCTACGCCCTTAGAGAGCTTCCTGACGAGCGGTAGGTGCTTTGTGGAGGATGCTGCGCTACGAGACGCGGAAGACGAGTGTTACACCCCTGATTTCAGAGGTGATTACCGAGCTGGTCAGATGTTGAAGCACTCCAGTGGTCCCTACAAAGAATGGTGTCCTCCGATGCGGGATGATTCTTATGTCATTGGAGTTGATGTCGCGGAAGGGCTTTCCTACGGTGACTATAGCTGCGCTCAGGTATTGGATAGCTTAGGCAGACAGGTAGCTTGCTGGCACGGACACATAGACCCATTTGAGTGGGGAAATGTCATCTCAGCGTTGGGTCAGAGATGGAACACTGCTTATGTGATTGTTGAGAGAAATAACCACGGTTTAACTACGTTACGGCGATTACAGGAGGTCGGTTACCCGAGCTTGTTTGTTGAGAGCTCTGTCGATAGTGCGTATGGGGA